TGATGAGCGAGAAGAACGACTCTGCGTTCGACTTCTTCGTCATCAACATTGATGCGTCGGGTTCGGATGCAATCACCGTTGCTGTCGGCACGGGTTGGACGTTGGTTGGTGCGGGTGCGGTTTCGGCGGCTTCGTCCGGCCACTTCCGTTGCCGCAAGACCGGCGTTGGCGCGTGGACTGTCTACCGCATTTCGTAATAGCAACGCCCTCGGCGGGGCAACTCGCCGGGGGCACCACCTAAAGGGGTATTGATATGCCTAATACACAGGCGATTGGTGTTGCTTTTGCGGATCAGGCGATTATCAACGGCTCGCTTGACTCGGCCACGCTCGTTAATTCCAACGTGCGTAGCGGATTCAGCGCAGCGCAGCAGGGCGCAACGATTGCGACAACTGGAAACGCTGACGTGTTCGTCATCGCTCCGGTGTCGGGCGTTTTGTCGGCTGCGTGGTTCTCAGGCGTTGATGCGCTGGCTGCGAGCGATATTAACTACATCACGTTTACTATCACCAACCTTGGTACGTCTGGGTCGGGCACCGCAGCGATGCTGGCGGCGACCGATGCCAACACCACCAAGTCAACGGGTGGCACCGCTTTGACTGCTAATGCCCAGCGCGTTTTGTCGCTGAACGGCACGGCAGCCAATTTGGTGGTGGCAGCCGGTGATCGTCTCCGTATCCGCGCTGCGGCAACGGGCACGCTTGCCAACACTGTCACGTTCCCGGTCTACATGCTCAACTTCAGCGTCTCGTAATATGTCCAATATCTACCTTCGCCACCCCAGACATGGGGAAAAGATTGCTATCTCGTGGATGGAAGCGAGGGAAGATATGGAACAAGGATGGGAGGAGTTTGACCCCTCTGATCCTGATGAGTCTGAACCCTCGGCGTCGTCAGATGTGGCGGCGCTGGGGGATTCTCAGCATAATGCGTTGAGAACGCGTCGCCGCCGTAAGGAGTAAATCATGGCTACAACTGCTGCCGATCAAATCAACGGCGCGTTGCGGCTGATCGGGCAGTTGGCCGAGGGCGAAGTCCCTTCTGCGGCCACCTCGCAGGATGCCCTCACCGCTTTGAACCAGATGCTCGACTCATGGAGTACCGAGCGTTTGGCGGTCTACTCGACCCAAGATCAGGTCTATAACTGGCTGCCTAACGTCCGCACCATTACGATGGGGCCAACGGGCGTGTTCGTAGCCGAGCGTCCTATCCTGATGGACGACGCTACCTATTTCCGTGACGCCTCGACTAACGTGTCGTATGGCATCAAACTAATTAATAACCAGCAGTACAACAGTATTGCGGTTAAGACTGTAACTTCAACGTATCCGCAGTTGATGTGGGTCAATATGACCTACCCGGACGTGGAGATTTACATTTACCCAGTGCCGACTAAGGTACTGGAGTTTCACTTCGTGTCGGTACGCCCGCTGACGCAGCCTGCTGCGCTGGACACCGACTTAGCGTTCCCGCCGGGATACCTGCGTGCGTTCCGATTTAACTTGGCCTGTGAACTTGCGGCAGAGTTTGGTGTCGAACCTTCTCCGCAGGTACAGCGCATTGCTATGACTAGCAAGCGCGACTTAAAGCGCATTAATAACCCGGATGACCTGATGGCAATGCCTGCGGCTCTGCTCGTCAACCGTCCGCGCTTTAATATTTTCACTGGAAATTTCTAAGTGAAGACGCCGATCCTTGGGTCGTCGTATGTAATCCGGTCGGTCAATGCAGCCGACAGCCGGATGGTCAATCTTTACCCAGAAGTGATTCCCGAGGGCGGCAAGGAGCCTGCATACTTGCAACGTTGCCCCGGCCTGACGTTAAAAGGCACGTATGGCACTGGCCCGATTCGAGGGCTGTGGTCGCTAGGCAACTACCTTTATGTTGTTTCAGGTAACGAGTTTTTTAAGGTAGACGACACTTTTGACGCTTCAGTTGACTTGGCGTTAGAAGACGGCGGAGACATTCTGCTAGAAAGCGGCGGTGACTTGCTGGCTGAAGGCACCGGCAGCGTTTCGTTAGGAACCATCTCCGGCACAGGGCCAGTGTCAATGGCTGACAATGGCACGCAGATTTTTATTGCGGCCAACCCTGACGGTTACATTTTTGACAGCATTACCGAAGAATTAGTGCAAATTACTGACCCGGATTTTCCGGGGGCGGTAACGGTTGGCTATCTTGACGGGTATTTCGTATTTAACGAGCCGAACTCGCAACGTGTCTGGGTCACAAGCCTATTGGATGGCTTGTCTGTTGACCCCTTGGATTTTGCAAGCGCTGAGGGTTCACCAGACGGGCTAGTATCCCTGATCATTGACCATCGAGAGGCGTGGCTGTTTGGCACGAACTCCGTGGAGGTCTGGTACAACTCCGGCGACGCCGACTTTCCGCTCACCCGTATCCAAGGCGCTTACAACGAGATCGGCTGTATTGCGCCGTACTCGGTAGCCAAGATGGATAACTCCGTCTTCTGGCTCGGCGCAGATGCGCGGGGTCAGGGCATCGTGTATCGAGCCAACGGCTACCAAGGCGTTCGGGTATCTACCCATGCCGTTGAGTTCGCCATTCAAGGTTATGGCGACTTGTCGGATGCGGTCGGTTACACGTATCAACAGGACGGTCACACGTTCTACGTGCTGAACTTTACCAATGCCGACACGACTTGGGTGTTTGATGCTGCCACGGGTTCTTGGCACGAGCGTGCTGGTTTCCGTAACGGCGACTTCAAGCGTCATCGCGGCAACTGCCATGCGCGGTTTGACGGTGAGCCAATCATTGGCGACTACGAGAACGGGCGCTTGTACGCGTTCAATCTGGATGTCTACGCTGATGCCGGTGCTACGCAGAAGTGGCTTCGGTCGTGGCGTGCGTTGCCGACAGGCGCTAACAACCTTAACCGTACCGCTCACCACGCGCTTCAAATTGACTGCGAAACAGGCGTTGGTTTGTCAGGCTATGCGTTCACTGACCAGCAGTTTTTGGGCAGCGAATTGTCGCAAATCCTGCAAACCGAAATCGGCCAAGACATTATTTTGGACGTGGATTACACCACTGGCGCTGACCCGCAGTTGATGCTGCGTTGGTCGGATGACGGCGGCCACACTTGGAATGGCGAGCGCCAAGTATCCATGGGCCGCATCGGCCAGTACGGCACTCGTGCCATCTTCCGCCGCCTCGGCATGACGACCAAACTGCGTGACCGCGTGTACGAGATCAGCGGCACCGATCCGGTTAAGGTCGCCATTATGGGCGCTGAACTGCAACTGAGCGGTACGTCGTCGTGACCCAAAACATCACGCAAATTCCTGCCCCGCGTGTGCCGTTTATTGACGAGCGCACCGGCCAGATTTCGCGTGAATGGTTCCGGTTTCTCAACAATCAGTACCAGTTAACGGGCGGTGGCACTACGCAAACCACCATTGCTGACCTTGAGTTGACGCCTTCGTTGGCCGCTAACGTCGAGGACGAGATGGCGGTAGTCAAAGGCCAGATAGACGATCTGCAAAAAGGCCCGCCTCGGTTTGAGCCTGGCCTTATCAACTACGGGTCGTTTTACTCAACGCAGACGCAAGCAGCAGCCGTCATCAATACAGCGTATGCCATCACGTACAACAACGCTGATCCGGCGTATGGCGTTTACCGTGATCCAGCCGATAACAGCAAGATTAAAGTTACTCGGCCTGCTATCTACAACGTCCAGTTTTCTATTCAAGTAGACAAGACTTCAGGCGGTACTGGTCGGCTGTACATTTGGCCTGCTATTAACGGCACTGCCGTAGCCAACTCTGCGTCACTGATTCAGATTCAAGGCAACAATGCCGAAATCTTCTCTGCCGCTAACTTTTTCTTGCCGTTGTCTAACGGCGATTACTTTCAGTTGTACTTTTCCGTGGATGCGCTGGACGTGCAGTTGCAACAATTTGCTGCTGCCCCTCCAGTCCCGGCCATTCCTTCAATCATTTTGACTGTTATGCAGGTGTACGTATGACCGTTTACCTTTCAGCCTTTGCAGGAGCCGGGGCGCAGTTCTTTACCGACGACGGCGCCGTGCTGTCGGGCGGAAAGATCTACACCTACGACGCTGGCACTACTACCCCGCGAGCGACATATACGTCCATTAGCGGCACTACGTCCAACGCTAACCCCATCATCCTTGACTCTGGCGGACGGTTGCCCGAGGACATGTGGTTGGCCGAAGGCGTTAAGTATCGTTTCGTACTGACTAACTCTAACGACGTTCAGATCGGCGAGTACGATGACATTGCCGGTATTAACGACATCTCTACGGAGAGCGTTGCGTGGTCTACGATTACCGGCACGCCGACGACGCTGGCGGGTTACGGCATTACGGACAGCATTACGGCAGCGACCGCTGCGGCGACCTATGCGCCGATTGCCTCGCCCACGTTTACGGGCACGCCGCTAATCCCAGACAACGATACGGTTAGCGCCAACTATGCGGTCGGCTATCGAGAAGCACCGCAGGTATCTAAGACGGCTAACTACCAGTTGGTGTTGGCAGATCGCGGTAAGTCGATTCTGATGAACGGCACCAGCCTGACGCTGACTATTCCGGCTAACTCTGCCGTCGCGTTCCCGGTGGGCACCGTGATTATTATCGTCAACGTCAATACTAGCGCGTTGTCGATTTCCATTACGACCGACACCCTGACTCTGGCGAATAGCACCACGACCGGCACGCGCACGTTGGCTCGTAACGGCTTGGCTACCTGCGTCAAGATTGGCAGCACGTCTTGGCTGATCAGCGGAGCGGGATTGACCTAATGGGCGGCGCTACCTTAGCAGCGGCGATTGCAGGCACGACGGGGGGAGCCGGTGCCGGTGTGTTCGACGCATCGTCTGGGTCGGGCAGCGTCACCATTCCTGCTAGCGCGACGGGCGTCACCATTGAGGTGTGGGGAGCAGGCGGTGGCGGCGGCTACGGTACTGTCACCCAGATATTTGGCGAGTTCCTGTACGAGCCGCAAGAGAACCCCGGTGGCGGTGGTGGTGGAGGTGCTTACTCCAAGACCGTGCTGGTGCTAACTGCTCCAGACGCCGGTAAAACGATTCTGTACACTGTCGGTGAGGCTGGTCGAGGCGGCACTGTAGGCGACGCTGTGGGCGGTGCAGGCGGTCAGTCCGTAGCCTATGCCGGAACCTATGCCCTGCCTGAAATGATCTGTACGGGCGGCTTCGGCGGTTATGGCGGCATCGGCATATTCGGCAGTCAGCAGGGTGCTGGCGGAATGGCGTCAGGCGGCAATACGACCAACACCAACGGTAACGGTGGCGCAGCCTTCACGCAGCCGGGTGCTACGCCGATTGCCGGTGTGGGCAGCCTTGTCGGCGGCGCTGGCGGTGACGGTGGCGATCCGGTAGAGGGCGGCGATCCGGGCAAGGCTGGCGTCAATGGCCGCGTCCGAATGGTATTTACCTTTTAGGTGACACATGGCAGTTAACGTAAAAGTCCTGATCCCGGCCAAGATTGCCGAGAACACGCAAGTAACCCAATACACGGCTACGAACGTATCGGCCATCATCGACAAGTTCACGGCGACCAACTACAGCGCGTCGGCGGCTACCTTGTCGGTCAACCTCGTGACGCAGTTTGACTCGTCGGGTAACCAGAACTTGATCATCAAGAACAAGACGTTGCTGCCCTCGGAGACGTATACGTTCCCTGAGTTGGTCGGCCATGTGCTGCAACCGGGTGGGTTTATCTCCACGATTGCCGGTACTGCCTCGGCCATCAACATCCGATCCTCTGGTCGGGAAGTGTCGTGACCGAAGCCGAATACTGGTTGCGCGAGAACTTTGCCGCGCTGGAGTTGCCGCCAGATGCGGTGGCTTGGCTGATTGACTTGTGGCACGTTACGCAGGTGTTTGACGACGTAGCCGATGGCGACCCGGTAGACCGTAAGTCGCTGGACGATACCGTGTGGCGCACCCTTGTGGGTATGCCTGCAAATAGTTTCTTTATGGCTCACGCAGGGCAGTTGTTGCCTGCTGTGGGCATGGCCATTCTGAAGTGGAAGGCTTCGGATGACGCCGAGCGCAACGGCTTGGCCGACGAACGGTCGTTCGTTTGGCGTGCCGCTTACTATGACTTAGTTCTTTTAGTGGTGCTGTTGTGTCAGGGCCGAGAGTCTGCTATGGAAAAAGCAGGTGCGGTAATGGCACTATACGGCGAAAGTTTTGCGACATATCGCGGGGAATTCCCTCATGCCTGATCCAATTTCAGCAACAGTTGCCGCAGTCAGTAGCGCAGGTAGTGCCGCTATCGGCGCTCGTGGCGCTAAGAAAGCCGCACAGGCTCAAGAGCGAGCCTCGCAGCAAGCGCAAGACACGCAACGCGAGATATTTGAACGTCAGACAGAACTGGCCGAGCCGTTTCGTCAGGCTGGCATTACCTCGCAGAACGAACTGATGCGTTTGCTTGGTATCGGCGGTGACGCCACGGCTGCCGACTACGGGATGCTGACTCGTCAGTTCCGCCCTGAAGATATGCAGATGGACCCCGGTTACGCGTTCCGTTTGTCGGAAGGCCAGAAGGCGCTAGAGCGATCTGCTGCGGCTCGTGGTGGATTGCTGTCGGGTTCCATGCTCAAGGGCGCACAGCGCTTCGGGCAAGAGTTAGGTTCGCAAGAGTACATGAACGCCTTCAACCGCGCTCAAGCCCAGTTGGGCACACGCCTCGGAACCCTCGGCAGTCTTTACGGTGCGGGTCAAGCCGCCGCACAGCAAGTCGGCGAGCAGGCTGGTCAATATGGCGCCAACGTCGGCAACCTAATGATGAGCGGCGGGCAGGCTCGCGCATCTGGCTATCTCGGTCAGGCTAACGCTCTTTCTAATGCGCTTGGTCAAGCGGCTGGCGCTTATGGCATGTACAGGGGCGGTTACTTTGGTTCGCCCGGTGGCGGCCAGAATTTAATGGCGGTTAACTATCGAGGCCCGCAATACGGGAACGTGGTGTAATCATGGCAGTCATAGGCGCTACACAACTTGAGCCAGTTAACGTGCTTGGCGCGTATACGCAGGGCATGGAACTTGGTCGCATGAATCGCCTTGCTCGCCAACAAGAAATGTCGCAGTTAGAGGCCGCTAAACGCGAAACAGAACTGCGTAATTACTTGTCGTCGGCAGACTTGTCATCGCCCGAAGTGCAAAACCAGTTACTTCGTTTTGGACCCCAAGGCGCCGAAATGGCAAAAAACTTGGCGGCATTAGGCACAGAGCGAGCGCAACAAGCCGCATCTGAGGCCAGTCGTGAAAAAAGCCGAGTTGAAGCAGATACGTTAAGAAAGAGAGAAGAAGCCGGTGCTTATGAAAGGCTGATTCAATTTGTTACCGCAGCCAATCCTAGAACGTATCCGCAGTTGTACAAACAAGCGGTTCGTATGGCTGGCGGCGCTGATAAGTTGGCTGAAATGGGCATTACCGAGGAGTTCAATCCTGAACTGCTTGGTTCATTAAGTCAGGCTTTTGTTAGTCAGGCTGATCGAGTAAATCAGACTTTGCGTGCGCGTGAAGCGCGTGCGGCTGAAGGGCGTTTGGCTGTAGACGAAATGCGCGCACGTCTTGAAGAACGCCGCGTTGGTCTTGAGCAAGAGCGTCTCGGCATCGAGCGCATGAAGGCTTCGCCCGACTATCAGGAAGTTAAATTAACCACCAAAGAGCGCACTGTTCGAGAGGCTGCTTTTCCAAAGGCTAACGCATCGTTTAATGCTTCAATTAACGACATCAGCACGCTCAAGCGAGACTTGGAAAAACTAAAGTCTATGCCGGGGCTTGACGACATTACTGGCGGCATCGAAGGCCGATTGCCCAGCGTAAGCCGAGAAGCCACAGCCGCTCAGGCAGTCTTGGATAAGATTTTGGCTAAAGGGCAGTTCCGATCCTTACAGCAGTTGCGCGACAACTCGCCTACTGGCGGCGCTGTAGGTAACGTGTCTGACGCTGAAGGTAAGGCGTTGCGAGATAGTTTTGGCGCTTTAAACCAAACTCAGGGTGACGCTGATTTTCGAGAGCAAGTTAATTCTGTAATAGCGGACTTGGATTTTGCTGAACGCAACCTCAAAAGCGCGTTTGAAGATACTTACAGTTATCGAGGAGTAAAGGCGGACTCAACTCCGGCAGAGCAAAAGCCTGCCGAGGCTGGTGCGAAGAAAACTTCGCGTGGTACGTCATACCAAATCTTGGCGGACTAACATGCCTACATACCTGATTGAAGGTAAAAAGGTTAAGGCTGATAAGCCGCTGACCGATGCCGAAATTGATGAGATTGCTTCTGGATTGAAGGCAGCCCCAGCGCCGACCGCTGAGGCGCCGATGGCTGAAATCCCTGCGCCTCGTCGTATGCCGTCTTTGAGTGACGTTGGCGACCGCGCTACTGGGTTTAGAGCGCAGGTTGAGGCGACTGGCATGACGCCAGAAGAGCGTACAGAGGCGGTTCGCACTGGCGCTGCTTTTGCTGGTGGTGTTGCTTTGGGTCCAGTGTTAGGCGGCATCGTTCGTAGTGCTGCTACTGCTGTTCCAGCCATTCAGCGATTTGCCGCTCCTGTAGCCACGGCCCTTGAATCTGGCGGTTTTCGCACGGGCTTGCCCGCTACAGCCACGACAGCACAGCGAGTGGCGCTGCGTACTGGCGCAGGAGCCGTGACTGGTGGCGGCGCTGCCGCATTGGTTTCTCCCGAAGACGCTGGCACTGGAGCCGCCGTAGGCGCTGCACTTCCTGTTATTGCAGCACCCGTCGCAAAGGTATTAGCAAAAGGCGCTGGCGCGGTCGTAGACTCACTTGCTGGCCGTACGGCTGATGCTCGCGCTAACGAACTCATCCGAACTGCTGCCAACAACGAAGTAAATGCACTTCGTCAGGCCATGGCTGCAAATCCAAATGTGCCCGCCAGTCGTGCAGCCGCAGACTTAAACCTGCCTGTGCTTCAGGCCTTGCTGCAACGCGCAGAACAACGCGACCCGAAACAGGTTGTTAATGCGTTCCGTCAGCGTGAGTCGCAAGACATCGTTAATCAGTTAACCCGCATCGCTGGCGGCCCGACCGCCGAGACTGCGCGTACTGCTCGTGAAAGCGCCAAGGCATCGCTGACTGGCGTAACCGGCCCGATGCGAGAAGAGGCGTTTGCGGCGGCTCGCAAGACTGGCGAAGTGGCGCCCAAATTGCAGACTATTGCCGATGACGCTCGCGCAGAAGTCACTAAAAATGTTGATTTTGTTCGCCGCGTTAGCAATGCGGTAGATAAGGCTGACGATTGGGCGCGTAACTGGATAACCGGCTCTCGTTTGGTTGAGGGTCCGGGCGGTAAGTTCACACGCGAATACGTAACTGACCAAGGAGTCGGAGAGGCTGGGACTCGGTTGGCGTCTCAGGCTCAACAGCGATACACGTTTCCCGGTCAGTTGGCCGCAAGCGGTCGTCAAACCACAGTCGGTGGCCCATTTGAGCGTCAAGTTATTGACGAGGGTGGCGCAATAGCCGGTCGCATCGAGCGTGCGGCCGAAGAGTCTCGCAAGGCTGGAGCGCGTGGTCGCGCTGCTGAGGCGACGTTGCAAAGCATGAAGGCTCGCGGCATTGAGCCTATATCAGCGCCTAAACTAACCGGCAGCCTAAACTCGTTGTTGCGTAACCCAGAAGTTGCAACTATCCCAGAGACTGCGACCGCTATTCCGCGCATCGTAGATATGGTCAATGACTGGACTAATGAGTTTGGCGTTGTAACGCCAGAAGCGCTGTATGCCATTCGCAAGAACGCCGTTGCCGGTGTTATCCGTGAGTTGAACCCGAACTTAGACGCTAAGGCTCAAGAGCGTTTTGCCGCTCGCGTACTAACAGACATCAAACCTCTGTTTGACGACGCAATCGAAAAGGCTGGCGGAAAAGGTTTTAAGGACTACTTAAGATCGTTTGAAAGCGGCATGTCGTCCATTAAGGGCATGGAACTGGCCGACCAGATTCGGCAGTTGTATGCCAAGGGCACGCCAGAGTCCAAGCGTCAGATTATTGACTTGGTGCGCGGCGAGTCGCCGGATGTGGTGGAAGACCTGTTTGGCTCTGGCCGTTACAAGATCAGCAAGGAAATGGCAAAAGACATGCCTTTCCTAACTCAACTTGCTGAAACGCTAGATTTGGATGCTAAGGCTGTGCAGCAGGCTGCTGCCGGTCGAGCAGCGCTAACCGAAGCAGAAAAGAAGGGCAGCGTCCGAGTGCGCTTCCCGTTCTTTACTCGTGCCTCTACTGCCGTCAACGAGATTGTTGCTGGCCTTGAACAACGCATGAAAGCGGAAACGCTAGACGTGCTGATTCGTGCCGCTCAGTCTGGCCGCGAGTTCAATCGAGTTCTTAACCAACTGCCCGCCAAAGATCGCAACGAGTTCTTGGCTCAGTTTAAGAACGCAGAGTCATGGAACAAGTTTTCCGGTCAGGTAGCGCAGGCTTCGCAGGCGCAGGTAAGCGCCGAACCGCGTAACCGTATGGCCCCCGAAAACCGTAACGCCCTAGCGAGGTAGTCATGCTTAAAGGCGCATTCAAGTCTAAGACTGTTTGGTGGAATGTCCTGTTGGCCGTCCTTGGCGGCCTTGAACTCATGGGCGGGCACATGACCGTGTTGTGGGGGCAGGAAGTGGCTGCGGCGATCCTAATGGTCGGCGCTCTGGCAAACCTCGTGCTGCGGGCTGTCACCACGCAGGCGCTTTCGGAGAAGTGACGTGGACTATCAGGCGGCTTTCAACATTGCGATGGCAGTTGCAGCAGCGTTTGGCGGTTGGACCTTGCGCTCGATTACGACGAGCCTAGAGAACCTTCAGCGCGACCATAAAGAGATGCTGAACCAGTTCGTGCGCCGCGATGACTACAAGTCCGCCTTAGAGCGTATTGAGCAAATCCTGACCCGCATCTGGGACAAGTTGGACGAAAAGGCCGACAAGTGATGTGGGCTGCGTGGCTGTGGCGATATGCGCCACACGCGATTTTGTCAGCAGGGTTAGGACTACTGTGTATATACGCCGTATATACATTTCGGGAGCAGGGGCGTGCGGAACTTAGGCCGCAAATTGAACGACTGGAGGCCGCGCTGGCTGAGGAGCGGGCGGATCGAGCGCGTGCTGAACGTGCTTCAGGCTCGTATCAGTTGGAGATTGAGCGCCTTCGTAAACGTACTCTTGATCGTGCTGTTAACCGCACTCCTGTCCGGCTGTGCAACAACGTCCCAGCCACGAGCGACGGGGATGCCGCCCTCAGAACTACTAGTTCCTCCGCCACCACCGGGAGCGATGAGCGAACTACTGGAGCAAATCCTACGCCGGGGCCGGACATCGGAGCCGACCTCTACGCCCTAGCCGCCGCCTGTGACGCGGAAAACGCTAAACTGCGTGCCTTGCAGGGGTGGGTAAAAGACGGGGGTTAGCGTGGATTGGGCGTT